TTGGAACGGTGCGCCTAACCAGTCGCCTAGACCCCGACGTTGAGGCTCTAATTCGCCCATTCAAGCGCAATAAAGGCTTGGCTCACTAATGATCCCATCACAAGTCAGAGATGGCCTTAAAACCCGTCTAGAGACGATTTCAGGGCTTCGCGCTTACGACCTTATTCCAGACACCGTGACCCCACCGGCAGCAATCGTGGGGCAACTAGATTTCACATTCGACATCGACAACGCTCGTGGTCTTGACCAAGCTCAAGTTGATGTTCTTGTGATTGTGCAACGCTTTTCAGAACGCTCAGGGCAGAATCTCCTTGACCTGTATTTATCAGGTTCAGGCGCTAGTTCTATCAAGGCGGCCATTGAAGGTGATCGCACTCTTGGGGGAGTCGTCAACACCCTGCGAGTCACAGGTGCCGAAGCTGGCACTTATGAATCTCAAGGCGTTGAGTTTCTTTCCTACCGTTACAGACTAACGATTTGGGGTTAAAAATGTATAAAGTCATTTCAGATCGCAAGGTCTGTGGCAAGAAAAAGGGTGACACGCTCACCGAAAAAGAAATCCTTGAGAATGGCGGAGATGCTCAACACTTGTTGAAATCAGGTCACATCAAGGCGGAGAAATCCGAATCCACACCATCCATTAACAAAGAAGGAGCCGCAAAGTAAATGGCAAAGATTGTCCTAACCAATGCCTATGTCACAGTTGGCGGAGTTGACCTATCGGACTCAATTTCATCCGTGTCACTTTCAACCACTCGTGATGCAGTAGAAACAACCGCATTCGGATCAACAGGCGCTCGCACACGAGTCGCAGGATTGGCCGATAACTCGGTAACACTAGAATTTCATCAGGACTTCGCTTCAGGCGAAGTTGAAACAACCATCTATCCTTTAATTGGCACAAGCGCAGCAGTTGTTGTGAAGCCAAACGGAGGAACAACAGGTGCATCAAACCCAAGCTATACATTCAACGCGCTCGTGACCGAATGGACACCTGTAAATGGTGCCGTTGGAGAACTTGCAACTGCTTCAGTCACTTGGCCTGTCGATGGCGCAATCACCAAGGCGGTCATCTAGTCAATGGCTAAACTTGTCCTAACCAACGCATACGTTGTTTTGGCAAGCACCGACATCTCAAGTTATGTCTCTAGCGTTAGCCTCTCGACAACTTATGATGTCGTTGAGACAACTGCGTTCGGAGATACTGCAAGAAAGAGAATTGCCGGCCTTGCCGACAATGCAATAACATTGGAGTTTCATCAAGATTTCGCCACAGGCGCCCTTGAGCAGCTCATTTATCCAAGCGATGCTTTGAGCAAATTAGGCACAACCGTCGCAATGGAGATTCGCCCAGTCAACACAACCGTTGGGCCGACCAATCCGAAATACACATTCAATGCTTTGCTAACCGAATGGACTCCTGTAAATGGTGCCGTCGGTGAGTTGGCAACTGTGTCGGTCACTTGGCCGATTTCGGGTGCAATATCAAAAGCAACATCCTAAACAACTAAGGGGGAAACTCAATGGATGGTCTAAAAATAAAAGTCAAAACCACAGATGGTTTCGAGGCTACTTATCCACTTCGGCCTCGCATCATCGTTGATTTTGAAACGAAGTATCAGAAGGGCCTCGGCAAGTTAATTGCTGATGAGCAAAAACTTGAGCATATTTATTACCTTGCGTATCTTGCTTTGAAGCATAATGGCAAAGTGATAAAGCCGTGGGGTGCTGATTTCCTTGACACTCTTGAGGAAGTTACACTCGTGACCGACCCTTCTTCCGAGTCCACAGAGACAGTCTAGCTTTTCAAATAGCTGCCATCTCTGTGGAGACGGGTCTGCCCTTGAATGACCTGCTTGATGCGCCCGATGGCGTTCTTGAAGCGGTTTTTGCATATCTTAGGGAGAAAGCGAGGGCGCGAGAGAAGTGAACAACCCAACTTATGAAGTCAAACTTCTTGGGGTAAAGGAAGACATCAAAGCCTTCCAACAACTCGCGCCTGAGCTTAAAAAAGAATTAGATAAAGAAATCAAAAGCGTTTTGCGACCAGTATTGGTTCAAGCGCAAAGTTATTATCCTGCCACGGATCAAGTTCGCCCATCAGGTTGGCGCAAAGGTGGCACAAAAAGATTCAATGGAATCGGGCCTTTGGCACCTGACCAAACTAGAGGCTTTTTGGCCTATGACGGAAGCAAAGCAAAAGCAGGCTTGCGAACTGTCACACCAAGAACCAAAAAAGGTTCTTTTGGATTTACTGGATTTTATGGAATCGTGCAAAGAGACCCAGGCGGAGCCATCTTTGAAACCGCAGGTCGCGGAAGCGCACAAAGTCGCTCACGCTCTAAGACTTCATCTTCACGCAATCCAAATGCCTCAAGAGATTTCATTCAGGCGATTGAGAAATATCACGGCGTTTTGCCAACTGCCAAACGCGATGGCAATGACAAAGGCCGAGCGTTAATTAAATCTTTTGATATGAATAAAGGCAGAATTTTTGGTCAAGTAAGGGATGCCCTACGAAAGACCATTGCAAAATCTCAAACAAAACTCGACTCAAATAAAGAGGTCTAAACGATGTCATTAGTTGAACGCATCATTACGGTTTACAATGACAAAGGTTCTAAGCAAGCCGTCAAAGACCTCAAAAATCTTGAGAACAGATTTGGCGAAGCAAGCAAGCGCATCGCAAAGTCTTTTGCTATTGCTACGGCAGCGGCAGGTGCGTTAGCACTTAAAATCGGCAAAGATGCGGTGCAAGCTGCAATGGAGGATCAGAAGAGTCAAACTCTTCTTGCCAATGCTTTGCGAAATACAGTCGCAGCTTCCGATGCTGCTATTGCCTCAAGCGAAGAATTCATCACGGCATTACAGACCCAATTCAACATCGCCGACGATCAGTTGCGCCCTGCACTTGCTTCCTTGGCGACCGCCACAGGCGATTTGAGTCAGGCTCAAACACTTCTTGGTCTTGCCTTAGATGCCTCGGCAGGTTCAGGAAATTCACTCGATGCAGTCACAAGAGCGTTGGGTCGTGCCGTCAATGGCAATCTCACATCCCTTGGCAGGATGTTTCCTGCCTTGGACAAAAACGCCATTGCAAGCGGAGACCTTGTTGCAGTTACTCAACAACTTGCCGCTCTTTATGGTGGCGCAGCTCAAGACAATGCCAACACTTTTGCAAGCCAAGTCCAAGGTCTCAAATTAGCCTTTGGTGAAATCCTTGAAACCATTGGCTACCGATTCATCCCAATTTTGCAGAACCTTGTTCGCATAATCAACGAGCAAGTAATTCCTGCCGTTCAAAAATGGCTTGAGGAAAATGGCGATAGATTAGCCAAGACTTTTGAAAACATCATTGGTTATGTCGTGGCATTTGCCAAATCAATGTTTGACGTTTTCTCATTCATTGCTAGAAACTCGAAAGTTTTTGCTCAATTAGGCGCAGTCATAATTGCTACATTTGCAGGAGCAAAAGTTGCAATGGCCGTTGGTGCCTTTATCAAGGGCATCAAGGCAATTATTACCGTGATGAAGGCGTTAAGAACGGCTTCATTGGCATCCGCCGCGGCAACTGCCTTGGCAACAGGCGGAGTTTCTGCCGCTGCCGGCGCTGCTGCCTTTGGCGTGGCCTTGGTCGGTGTAAATGTCGCCCTCAATAAATTCAACAAAGATGCCGACAAAGCCACTTCAGCATTAGAAGGCTTTGACTTTGGCAAGTTAAAAATCAATGCCAACGATTACACCAAAGGCCTAAGCAAGTTAACTCTTAATCAGACAAAAAACACCAAGGCTTCTAAAGCTGCGAAGGTTGCGGCAGAGGCGGAGTTGAAGGCAAAGAAAGCCCTTGCCGCTCTTGCAAAAATGGGTGTTGTTCCAACAACTGAAAAAGACCCAATTCAACTAGAAGCAGCTCGTTTGAACTTAATTCGTCAAAATCGAGTCGCTGAGGCCGAGCGCGTTAAAGCAATGATGGATTCTCTTGAGGCTCAAATGCGCCTCAATGAAGCAGCCGCAAGATATTCTGATTTGTTGCAGGTCTTATCGGATCAAGTAATAAGCGACGAAGAAGTTTCAGTTTTGGCTCAAAAGTGGAATGTTACAAAGGGCGAAGTCCTTGAATATATAGCCCGCATCTACTCTGCCAACTCAACTCCTGTCGATAGTGAACCAGTTATCAAATTATTGATGGCTTGGGGTCTAACCCGCGACGAAGCTCGCAAATATATTGATTTCACCCGCGCTCTCAAGGATGAAAAACTTGATGAGTCCGAAATTGAGAAGTTGATGGGTGCTTGGGGTATGACTCGCGCCGAAGTCATTGCTTATGCCAAAGAAGTTCAAGGCGGAACAGCTTTGCAGAAATTCCTTGCACCAACTTGGGCGCAACCAGGAGATGCGGCTGCCGAGGCATGGAGAAGAGCCTTGGCAGCTCTTAATGCTTATCTTGCAGCTTTGGGCGCAAGTAGAGGCGCAGGTGGTGGCGCAGGCGGTGGCGCAGGTGCAGGCGGTGGCGCAGGCGGTGGCGCAGGTGCAGGCGGTGGCGCAGGAGCAGGCGCAGGAGCAGGTGCAGGTGCAGGAGCAGGTGCAGGTGCGGGCGGTGGCACCGGTGGCGCAGGCG